AGCCAAATAAACATACTAATCATAGATTAGTATAATATAGTATTACTATAGTATACTATAGTAATACTATAGGCTGATAGTAATACAATACTCTATAGAGTATTATATTACTATAATGTTCGATGTAGAATCTCGTAGTCAAATACTACACAGTCTATAGGCACCACCCCCTGTAAAACCTTGTAAAATCCTTCAGGCGCATATGCATATACGCACACGCATACCCCCGTTATGACCCCCACACATACATATAATTACTATGCTTATATTTTTTGTACAGTATGGTTTTGGCTTGTTTTGGTGTATTTGTGTTAAGGTTTTGTTAATTGTTGTGTTTTGATGTCACTTTTTTGTGGTTTTGTTCGTTATTATTAGTGTAGGACTATTTTTTTTGATTGGGGGTGTGTGCGTGTGACTTATCCGACTAATGATGGTATTTATAATCGGTTGACTGATTTGTATACTTCTTCGGGGGCGGCTGTTAGTGATTTGAGTGGTGTTGTTGCTGGTGCGGATGTGTTGTCTTCTCAGTTTGCGGATGTGAAGAATGCTTTGCAGGATTTGCAGGATTTGGCGGATGCTTTGCGTAATGGTTATGCGTATACGCCTGTTGGGGTTGTTGTTCCGTTTGCTGGTGCGGAGGCTAAGAAGCCGCCTTTTGGGTGGCTTGTTTGTAATGGTGATATTGTGCCTAATGGTAGTGGTACGGTTCAGGGTTTGACTGCTGATTTTAGTGCTTTGTATAATGTTTTGGGTTCTTCGCATGGTTCTGCTGGCCAGTTGCCGGATTTGCGTGGGCGTGTTGTTGCGGGTGTCGATAATATGGGCGGTCTTGACGCTGGTCGTCTTGATTGGGCGAATACGCTTGGTACTGCTGGTGGTACTCAGAATCATATTCTTACTCCGGGTGAGACTGCTTTAAGGACGCACGCGCATAGTGGTACTACTGGTGGGGAAAATGAGACGCATGTTCATACTTTTTCTATGCAGTCGAGAAATGCGTATACTTTGGGCGCTGCTGGTGCTGGTTTTTATCCGGGCGGGTCTTTTTCTACGGTTGGTCCGGATAGGGTGCATACGCATAATTTTAGTACGAGTGGTATTACTGAGGCGAATGGTTCTGCGCATAATAATATGCAGCCTACTATTTTGTTGAATTATCTTATTAAGGTGTGATTGGTTATGCCTAAGGCTTTTCCTAATACTGGTGTTACTATTGTTGATAATTCTTCTGATATTCCTGCGGCGAGTGCGTCGTTGGAGGGTTTTATAGTGTTTCAGAAGGATACGAATGAGTTGAAGATTTGTGATGGTACGAATTGGATTGGTGTTGTTGATACAGATGCTCCTAATGGGCTTGTTTTAATTAATCCTACAAGTGTTGCTGGAAGCGGAGTTACTCTTAGTAATGGCACTGTTACTATTAGTGCTGCTTCGTCGGCTAGTGTTAATGGCGTTTTTTCTTCTTTGTTTGATAATTATAGGGTTATTTGGTCGCCTAGTGCTTATAGTAATGCTGCTCAAACGCAAACTAATATAAGATTGCGTGTTTCTGGTGCAGATAATAGTAATGCTAATTATTATTGGTCAAGGAATTTTTTTGGTGATGGTGTTGGTGGTGGTTCAAGTGTTAATTTAGGTACTGTTTGGCAATTGGGTGATACAAATACTCCTTTGCATTATTTTACTATGGATATTTATAGTCCTTTTTTGAGTAGGCGTACAAGTTTTACTGCTCAGACAGCCGCTTGGCAAACTGCGACTTCTGTTTTCTTTTTAATTAATACGGCGGGTACGACTAGTGTTACAACGTCTTATGATGGTTTTACACTGAGTGCTTCTGCTGGAACATTTTCTGGAGAATTACGTATTTATGGGTATCGGAATAGTATTTGAGGTAACTTATGTTTAATTCTAATGTTCAACCAAAACGCAAAGTAAAAGAACAACGCAAAGAACCGTGGTATTGTCACACTTGTGACTTAGATAATCCACATTATTATTCTAAGTGTCCTAAGTGTGGGGATCATCGGCCCCATTAAGGAGTTATCGTGGGTAATTACTCGTATGATTCGGAGAAGTTATCGGCTAAAGCACTAGAGACTACTATTCTAGAGTTTCCTGAGAAGATGGGTTGGTTCTTATCAAAGGGTTACGCGCCGCACTACTACCAAGTTTTATTCCATACGGATAAGAATAATAAGATTCTTACTCGTTTTCGTCATCTTGTTGCTGGTCGTCGCGGCGGTAAGACTCTTAGTGCCGCTTGGGAAGTGTTATTTTATTGTTTGCATCCTGAACAATTTCATTTGGATGCTCATGGGAAGAAAAATAATGCTTCTTTGTGGGTTTGGGCGTTGTCCGCGTCGTATAAGGTAGGCCGCCCATCGTATCTTACGTTCCGAGACGTATGTATCAAGGCTGGTTTGACGATTGGCAAGGAAGTTAAAGAGAATAAGGGTGGTCTTCGCTTCGAATTTGAGAATGGAAGCCTCGTAGAGTTCAAATCTGCTGAGGATCCACAGTCTCTTCGCGGCGCAGGACTTGATATTCTCTGGATGGACGAGGCCGCTTTCATTAAAAGCGACGAGTCGTGGGGCGTTATCAGACCATCCTTGTCAGATAAGCAAGGATTGCTGATTACAACGACCACGCCAAACCAGAAAAACTGGTTCTACGAAGAGTTTTTTAGTAATGATGCTCGTAAAGACACGAATAATAGTCGCGTAGAGTATCGTAGCATTGATAATCCTTATTTTAAGCGTGAAGAGTGGGAGTATGTGCAGTCTAGGTATCATCCGCTGCTATTCGCACAAGAGTATATGGCGAGTTTTGACAGTATGGCGGGCAAAGACCTTGCCGGAGACTGGCTGCACTATTATACGCACGAAGATTTGCTAGATAATGAGGGAAAGCCGCTGAAACTGCGAAAATATATGGGAGTAGACCCGGCGATCAGCCTCTCAGCCAACGCTGACAGGTTCGTAATCACCATAATCGGGGTATCAGACTCTAACGAAGTGTTTCTACTAGAGCAGTATGCGGCGAGAATTCCCTTCGCAGAACAACTCCTGAAGATTGAGGAGTATTATATTAAGCATAAGCCAGAGATTATTGGTATTGAGTCTAATGCTTATCAGGCGGCACTCGTGCAGCAGACTGAAAGGTTGCAAACGATGCCGCCGGTTGTTCCTTTGTTTGCTAAGGGTAAGAAGTGGGAGCGTATTCTTGCTATGAGTCCTTTGTTTAGGATTGGTAAGGTGAAGATTAAGAAGGATCATGCTGATTTTATTCAGGAGTGGGTTGATTATGATTCTGCTCTTCGTGCTCCTAAGGATGACTGTTTGGATAGTATGGAGATTGCTCTTCGTACGGCTGGCGCGTTGTTGGGTGAGTTTTCTCCTCCGGCTAAGGAGGAGAGTGTTCTTCCGGATTGGGTTCTTGCGGATCGTCCGGGGAATAGAACTGATGATTCTTTTGTTGACGAGTTTATGGGGAGTATGTGGTAATTATGAAGTGGATTGAGTCTATTAAGGGTAATGCTGCTGATGCGATTACGGGTGAGCGTATTTTTCCGGGTGAGCGAGTGTTTGATACGGAGGTTCCTAATCGTAAGACTGCGTATTTGATGATGTTTCGTACTCGTGTTTTGAAGGAGGAGACTATTGTTTCGTTGGCAGAGGCAGCGGGATACACTGTTATTAAGCGTGATGCAGGAGATTCTGGAAACGCAGAGGTCGTGGACGGAGAGGATGTTAGCGTTGGAGGAGGAGAGGTTGAGGTTGGAGAGGCTCCGGTTGGAGGGAAGCCAGCCGCTAAGCGACGTTCCTCTGGGGCATCTAAGGGTAAGTGAGGATGAGCAGGATCTTGATTGGGCTTTGAGTCAGGGTATTGTGTCTCCTCAGGAGTATAAGGATCTTCTTGAGAAGACGGGGCTTGCTCCTTCTGATCTTGAATTATTATAAGGGGGCTTGGTTTGGAAGAGACTGGTAATGATTATTCGGAGGATATTCCGACTGGTTTTGCTTCGGCGGCTAGTCTCGTTAAGCGTGTTGAAGAGTTGCAGCGTCAGCGTGATCTTATGGAGCGTCAGTGGAAGTTGAATTTGGCGTTTTATAAGGGTAAGCAGTATGTGTTTTATAATCGTCGCACTCGTCGTATTGAGTCTCTTCCTACTGATGATGGTGATAAGCCGCGTTATCGTGTGCGGTTGGTGTCGAATCAGATTGCTCCTAATACTATGTCGTTGTTGAGTCGTCTTGTTAAGTCTAAGCCTCAGTTTTTTGCTACTCCGGGGCAGGCGTCGTTTGAGGCGCAGAAGGCTACGGAGGTTGCTGAGAATCTTCTTGATTATTGGTGGGATGAGTTTCATTTGACTGAGAAGCGGGAAGAGGCGATGATGTGGGGTATTATTGCTGGTAATGGGTTTTGGAAGATTACTTGGGATGATAAGGCTGGTCCGGGTATGCGGGTTACGCTTGATCCTAATGGTATGCCTATTGTTGATCCTATGGTTGAGTATTATTTTAAGCAGAATCTTGAGATGGCTGGTGTTGATCCGTTGTCTTTTGAGAAGCGTGTGTTTCAGGGTGAGATTCGTGTGGATGTGTTGTCTCCGTTTGATGTGTTTTTGGATGATTCTGCTTCGGTGTTTGAGGATTGTAAGTATGCGTTTTGTGTGCATCCTATGACGAGTGATGAGATTTTTGAGCGTTATGGTGTGCGTTTGAAGCCTAATGCTGTTAATAGGTATCCTGATGAGACTCTTCCGGGTGCGTTTGGGAATAATGAGGCGAAGACGCAGGAGAATGTGCGTATTGTGTATTATGGGTATTTTGTGCCGGGTGGTAAGTATCCTGAGGGTCGTTTTGTTGTGTTTACGAAGGATCCGTCTGTTGTGTTGTATGATGCTCCGTGGCCGTATCCGTTTAACGAGTTGCCTCTTGTGAAGTTTCCGGGTATGCGTGTTCCGGGGCAGTTGTGGGATTCGTCTGTTGTTGAGCAGGCTATTCCTCTTCAGAAGGAGTTGAATCGTTCGTTGTCGCAGGTTATTGAGTATAAGAATCTTACGTTGAAGCCGCAGATGTTGGCTCCGGTTGGTTCTTTGCGTCAGCGTATTACTGATGAGCCGGGTGCTATTTTTGAGTATAATCCGGTTGCTGGTAAGGTTCCTGAGAGCATTCCGATTCCTTCGTTGCCTCCGTATGTGTTTGAGCATTTGCGTGATTTGGGTAATCGTTTGAAGGATGTGTTTGGTCTTAATGAGATTGTGGAGGGTAGTGTTCCTCCGAATGTTGAGGCTGGTGTGGCTATTGATCTTCTTCAGGAGGCCGCTACTGATCGTTTGGCTCCTCAAATTATGATGATGGAGAAGAGTTTGGAGCGTGCTGGTAATTTGATGTTGCAGTTGGCTCAGAAGTATTATAATGAGCCTCGTACGATGATTATTACTGGTTCTGGTTCTAAGCCTAAGGTTGCTCGGTTTGAGGATGCTGATCTTATTAAGGGTGTGAGTGTGCGTGTTGAGGCTGGTTCTGGTTTGCCGCGTACTCGTGCTGGTCGGCAGGCTCGCGTTATGCAACTTATGCAGATGGGTTTGTTGTCGCCTACGAAGGCGTATAAGTATCTTGATATGGCTGATTTTAAGTCGTTGCAGATGCAGTTTGAGGCTGATGAGGAGCAGGCGCTTCGGGAGCATGATGTGTTGCTTGATGGTGGGGTTGTGAATGAGCAGGAGGCTAAGAAGGCTAATGATGCGTTGTTGATGCAGATTATGCAGAATCCTGATGCTCCTATTGATCCTATGTTGTTGCAGCAGAGTGTTGAGGCTGGTTTGTCGCCGCTTGCGTTTGAGAATAAGAGTGCGCATTTGGAGACTCATGCGTCGTTTATGAAGAGTGCTGAGTTTGAGACGCTTCCTAGTGAGATTAAGGATCGTTTTTATAAGCATTACGAGTTGACTCTTGCTGCTGTTCAGGCTGAGGCTGCGCCGACGGGTGAGGCTCCGAAGGTTTCGCTTCAGTTGCGTGGCGCGGTTGGACCTACGGCTGGTAGTCAGATTCTTACGAATAGTGGTATTAAGAATGTTACTCCGCAGACGTTGTTGGAGCCGCCGCTTGATACGGTTGTTATTGATAATAAGGATAAGCCTAATTCGGCTGAGGGTGTTGGTGGCGAGTTGGGTCGGTCGCAGTTGGAGTTGTTGCAGAAGTTGCAGCAGGAGCAGGCTATGGCTGATCAGGAACTTGTTAATGAGCAGCGGCGTATGGCGGTGCGTGGTGAGTAGGCAAGAGCGTACGGAGTGGGATGATAAGGCTAAGGCTGCTACGTATGTGCAGTGGATTGCTTGTGATAAGCGTATTCGTGAGACTAGTCGTGTTACTGGTGTTCCTCATGCTACTGTTGCGTATTGGGCTAAGCAGTGGGAGAAGGATGGTCCTCCTGAGAGTATGGATGCTGAGATTCGTAAGAATGCTTATGAGTTTGTTGATCATGCTAATCGTGTGCGTAAGCAGGCGATGGAGAAGTTGGAGGCGCTTATTCCTGAGGCTGAGGTGAAGCAGTTGTCGGCTATTGCTACTGTTGTGGGTATTATGGATGATAAGATTCGTCTTGCGCAGGGTCTTGCTACGAAGCGTACTGAGACTGTGCATACGCTTCCTACTCGTGATGAGATGAAGGAGTTGATGAGTGGTTTTGCTGATGGGCTTGTGGCTGCTGCGGAGGATCGCGCGGCTGAGGTTGTTAGTATTGAGCCGCTTAGTGTTGTTGTTAATGATTAGCGACCAACCGGAATAAGCCGGAGTCGTTTGATTATGGGAGGATACCATGAGTGATGGTATTGATATGGATGGCGCTCTTGAGGCGTTGTCGTCCGAGTTGCCGGATGAGAATTCGGTGATTGAGGATAGTGCTGGGGTTGAGAATGTGGTTGAGGACAATCAACCTGAGGTTGAATCCTTTACTGGTTTTGATCCTAGTACGCTTCCTGAGGATATGCAGGCTGTGTATCGTTCGATGCAGGGTGATTATACGCGGAAGACTCAGGAGATTGCGGAATTGCGGCGTCAGTACGAGTCGTTTTCCGAAGCGGGAGTTGATGCTGATACTGCGCTACAAGCAGTCGGCTTCTTACAGGCGTTGAATACTGATCCGGAGTTTGCTAAGCAGGTTGCGGCTCAGATTCAGCAGAATGTGAGAACAACCGATGGTAGCCAGCCGGTTATTGACGAGACTCCAGATAATAATAATAGTTACGAGGGGCTTCCGCCGCAGTTGGCGGCTGAGTTGGAGCAGATGCGTGCTTTCCGCGAGGAGATGATGCAGATGCAGGTTCAGCAGGAGACTATGGCGGAGTTAGAGGCTATGGAGAATACTATTCGTACGAGTAATCCTCATTATTCTGATGATGATGTGGAGGCTATTTATAGTCTTGCTTATTCGACTGATGGTGATCTTATGGCTGCTCAGGAGTTGTATGCGGGTATTCAGCAGCGTATGTTGCAGGGATACTTGTCGTCTAAGGATGTGCCGCATGGTGCTACTCCTGCTCCTAGTGCTCCGTCTAGTGTGCCGCATCGTGATTTTTCTAATCTTGATGATGCGCATAAGGCTGCTATGGAGGCTATTCGTAACATTTCCTAATTTGGAGGTGTTAGTAGATGTCTGCTAATCTTAGTACGCTTAGCAACATTCTCAAGGAGTATTACCTTGGGCCGGTTGCTGAGCAGTTGAATAATGAGGTTCTTCTTCTGTCGCGTCTTGAGTCGCGTTCGGAGGATTTGGTTGGTAAGCGCGCGTATGTGCCGCTTCATCATGGTCGTTCGTCGGGTGTCGGTGCTCGCGCTGAGTCGGCTCCGCTTCCGTCGGCTGGTAAGCAGGCGTACGAGAAGGCCGTGTACGATCTGAAGTACCTGTATGGTCGTGTTGAGGTTACTGGTCCGTCGATGGCTAAGACGAAGAATGAGGCTGGTGCTTTCCTTCAGGCTCTTAAGTCGGAGTTGGACGGTATTCGTAATGACCTTAAGAAGGATCTTGCGCGTCAGGTGTATGGCGATGGTACTGCTACTATTGCTACTGGTACGGGTAATGGTAATGCTGGCGGCACGACGATTCTGGTCGGTGCTGAGCCGATCCGTAAGGGTCAGGTTTATCCGGGTATGCTGATCAATGTTGATCGTTCTGGTACGCTGTTGGCTGATTCTTCGTCTCCGGCTACTACGACGTTTGTGGTTGCTTCGGTTGATGTTTCGGCTGGTACGATCACTACGACGGTTGCTCTTGCGAATGCTTCTCGCCCGTTTGCGGCGGGCGATAAGGTTCGTCGTGTTGGTGTTGAGGCGCGTACTCCGGCGGAGGGCAATACGTACTCGCTGTCGGACGAGATTGATGGTATTCAGCGTATTGTTGCTGATTCGGCTACTGCTCTTGGTGGTATTACGGCGACTGGCGCGAACGTGTGGTGGGATAACCAGCGCGTTACTAGCGTTGGCGCTCTTGCTCTGGATGATATCCAGCAGGGTCTTAATCTTGCGCGTATTGCTGGTGGTATGCCGTCGTCTATTATTACGACCCTTGGTGTGCAGCGCGAGTTCTACAACCTGCTTGATAATGAGGTCCAGTACATTAATCCTGAGTCGCTGAATTACGCGGCTGGTTTCAAGACTCTCTCGTACAATGGTATGCCGCTGATTGCGGATATTGATGCTCCGTACGGGAAGATGTACATTCTTGATGAGGCCACGATGAAGGTGTTCTCGGATCAGGATTGGCATTTTCTTGATGCTGATGGCATGACGCTTCGTCAGGTCACTGGTTACGATAAGTTTGAGGCTATCATGGCTCGTTACATGAACCTTGGTGCTACTCGTCGTAACAATCAGGTTGTGCTTACGGGTATTACTGTTAGCGGCCAGCCGGACGCTGGTTTCTAAGATGGATGGAGGGGAGGCTTCGGCCTCCCCTCCTCTTCTAAGGAGATAATATGCCTAAAAAGTTGGATAATATTGTTAGTGCTTTGAAGCGTGATAATCCTAATTGGCCTGAGGGTAAAGTTTGGGCTATTGCGCAGTCTACGTATAAGAAGATGCAGTCTAAGGGGTGATCCTATGAGTGGGTTTGCGCATTGGAAGTATCGTTTACGTTATTTTTATCGTCGTCGTAGGGGGTGATTTATGTCGGAGGCTTGGACTCGTAAGGAAGGGCAGAATCCTGAAGGTGGTTTGAATGCTAAGGGTCGTGCGTCGTATAAGAAGGGTACGCTTAAGCCTCCGGTGTCTGCTAAGCAGGCTAAGCGTTCTCCTAAGGCTGCTGCTCGGCGAAAGTCTTTTTGCGCTCGTATGAGTGGTATGAAGAAACGTCTTACGTCTGCTAAGACTGCTAATGATCCTAATAGTCGTATTAATAAGGCGCTTAGAAAGTGGGATTGTTGATGAATCTTTGGTTGCCTACTAGTGTTAATTATGAGGCGTATCGTGTTGATCGTGCTGTGAATACTTATGATGAGCGTCTTATGTTTGCTCGTAATGAGGATACTGGTGATTGGTGTGTTTTTGTGCGTATGCCGCGTCCACAGGATCCGTTTCCTCTTATGGGTTTTGGGAATGAGGTACCTAATCCTGATGTTGTTCTTGCTCGTGTTCAGGAAGGGCATCTTGTGCGACATAAGGAGCGTATTTGGTCGGAGATTGTTGAGTCGCAGAAGCAGTATCGTAAGGATTTGGATTATTTGGGTGATCAGGCTAGTGAGGAGAGTGCTGAGGTTGTTGAGCATTTTCTTCGTCAGCATGGTAAGTCGCCTGTGATTAAAGAGTTTATTACTAGTGATGTTCCGAAGGGGGGTGACGCGAGTGACGCTTGACGAGTTGTATGATCAGATGGATTTGTATGGTTTTGAGGATTTTGAGGATGATCAGAAGTTGACGCTTCTTAATGAGGCGTATTTTGATATTGTTACGCGCGAGCCTTGGCCTTTTTTGGAGGTTGTGAGTACGTTTACTGCGCCGGGGGGTTCTACGCAGATTACTAATCAGGCTTTTGCTGGTAGTCCTACGAATGTTAATAGTGTGCTTAGTTTTATTGATACGACTAATGATGTTGTTATGACTCCTGAACGTGGGGACGTTATTGAGAAGAATTATCGTGTTAATGATTTGAATTCGTATCCTGAGCATTATTATTTTGTTGGTGAGGATTTGTTTGTGTATCCTGCGGTGCGTAATAATACGACGTATCGTTTGTTTTATACTCGTACTCCTGTTGCTGCTACGAGCGCGACGGATACGGGTGCTTGGTTTATCCCTTCTCGTCATCATAGTATTGTGTTGTATGGTGCTCTTGTGAAGGCGTTTCTTGTTAATGATGATCCGCAGGTTGCGGCGTTTCAGAATTTGTTTGAGTCTCGTTATCAGCAGATGCGAAATGATTTGTGGGTGCAGCAGTATGATCGTACTGAGCGTGTGCATATTATTTCGGATGCGTATGATTGGAATTATTAGGATTAGGGGGTGATCCGGCTTGGCTTTGACGTTTGTTAATCAGATTGGTGCTGTTGAGGGTATGAATCAGGCTGCTCCGGGTACTCTTATTCCTGAGTCGTTTGTGCGGTTTTCGCAGGATGTTTTGTTTGATCGTGCTGGTCTTATGCGTAGGCGCGGTCCTTTTAGTAGGTTTGATTTGTATAAGACTAATCCTAGTACCGGCCTTAAAGAGGTTACTGATTTTACTCGTGCTGGGGTTGAGGATGAGCGCATTCTTGCTGTGTTGTCTACGTATGATCCTAATGGTTCTGAGCGTATTGGTATGCTTGTTGATTCTTATGAGGAGACGGGTTCTGATCGTCGTACTATTTTTCGTGTTTTTGATAATACGTTTGCATTTCTTGGTGAGCATACGTTGCCGTTTGATGTTACTCCGCTTAGTATTGTAAGTGCTAAGCCCGCTCTTGGTGGTGGTTTGTGGGTTAGTATTGCGGATGATCCTGCTAATGCTGAAACGCATTATCAGTTTTTGTGGCGTGGCGGCGCCGGTAGCGTTGGCGGTGTTACTAGTTCTCGTAATGGTACACTTACTGCTGCTAATTTGCAGGGGTCGGGTATTCAGGGTTCTACTAATACTACAAATGATTGGGCTGCTGGGCACAAGTATTATAGTAAAAGTATTACTATTTCAACGACTGATCTTACTGCGGGTATGTTTGTTTATGCTGTTAGTGGGTCTAATTATTATTATTTAGGTACTATTAATACTGTTAATGCTTCTAATATTATTTTGGAAAAACATCCTTTTATTTGGGATACTACTTTTGCTGATAATCATCTTTTTGCTACGGTTACTAGTTTGCCTCTTATTTTTCTTAGTGTGCGTCCTTATGAGCATGTTCATGGGCGTGGTCTGCTTAATGCTAGTCATAATAATAAGAGTATTACTAGTGGTGCATTAGGGTTGTCTGGTGAGGGCCATTGGAAGTCTGCGGCTGTTGCCTCTTACTTTTTGTATAGGGCTAGTGATAATATTTGTTTAGGTAAGGTTAATACGGTTAGTGCTAATGATGCGGCTGAACTTGTGGCGAATCCCGGCACTGATGTTAAGGCGGATGAGTATATTATGAAGCCTGTTGCTGGTACGTCTTTGTTTACGAGTACCGCTTTTAATGTTAATAATCGTGTTGCTACGTCTTTTGGTGGTTTGTATACGGCTGTTTATTCTGGTTACCAGTGGTATGGTAATTTTGGTAAGGATGATCAGAATACTAATCGTGTGGTGTTTAGTGCTTCGCATGATCGTGAGGCTGTTGATTTGTCTTTGGATTCTGCTGATAGTATTCTTTTTCCGGGTAAGAGTAAGTTTCGCGGGTTGGGCGCGTCTAGCGCTGGTCTTCTTGTGTTTCTAGAGGATCGTACGTATATTCTTCGTGGTAATGATCGTACTAATTTTAGTGTTGAGCAACTTGTTCCTGAGGGTTGTTTGTGTCCGTCTAGTATTGTTGAGTATGGTGGTGGTGTGTTTTGGGCGGGTAAGAGTGGGATTATGTTTTTTGATGGTGCTAGTGTTCGTAATCTTACTAAGGATAATCTTGGTTTGTATTATACTGATAGTCTTGATGTTTTTAATCCTGAGCAGGATCGTGTGATTGGTTTTATGCATAAGAATAATCTTGTTATGCATTATACTAGTTTTAAGTCTCCTTTTGATCCTGTGCGTTATGAGCCTTTGTATGCTGCTGATTGGGCGGCTTCGGATGATAAGTATGGTTTTACTAGTTGGGACGAGTTTGATCCTGATTTTGATTACGATGATTTTTTCACTCAGAATAATACTCCTATTTATTGGGATCGTAAGATTCTGAATAATCCTGAGGAGTCGGCTAGTACAGGCACTTCTATTACGTGGTCCGCTGGCGGTGTAGTAACTAATAAGAGTTTAACTAGTAATGTTGCTACGCTTACTCTTAGTAATGGTCATGGTATTAATCTTAATGATCAAATTATTGTTAGTAATGTTGATGCTACTTTTAACGGCACTTATACTGTGACGGCTAAGACTGATACTACTGTTTCTTATGCTAAGATTGCTACTAATGTACCGTCTACTGTTGTTACTGTTACTTATCCTAATCCTCCTCGTGTTATTAAGGCTAATAATACGGGTGGTTCTTGGGGTGATGTGACTAATATTCAGAAGTGGGGGCCGTTGCGTAAAAATACTAGCATTACATTTGCTATTTACTTACCTACAAACTCGCTTACTACTCTTAGTAATATGGATTTTCGTGGTGTCACTGCTATTGAAACAATCTATGGTCTTAAAACTATTGTTGGTGTTAATAGTGTTGAGTCTAATGCTCTTCGTGCTAGACTTATTGATATTCATCCTGTGTTTGACACAAACAGTAATGGAGATGATGTTTATTTAGTTGAGAAGATTAATATTCCGTATTCTGATCTTGTTAAGGGACCGGATTTTTATCTTCAGACTAAGCATTTTACTGTGGGCGACCCTGTTCTTCGCAAGTGGTTCCAGCGTATTCTTCTTAATATGCTTCTTTATGATGGTGCTATTCGTATGGATATTGTCGATGATGATGATAACGATGATGTTGATATTAAAAAGAAAAAGCATAAGAATTGGGAAGTGTTTGTTGAGAAGGGTTATAATTGGGATTATCTTGGTAAGGGCGAGGGCGCAGAATTTGGTATTGTTTTTCCTAAAATTACTTCTCCTAAAAAGTCTACTTGGCAGAATGTTGAGGCGGCTTTGTATGATTGGGACGAGTTGTTTACGTCTGATTTTAATAGGTATTCTAAGCGGATTAGTTGGCGTAAGGGTAGTGTTGGGTTTAGACTCTACCAGTTAAATAATTATAAGAAGCCTTATCATGGTGTTGTTACTCGTCCTACTCGTGTTGAGTTGCAGGGTTTTAGTATTGGCTTTAAGCCGTTGCGGCAGGGGAGGATTTAATGGAGAATATGCCTGATTTTGATTTGTCTACTGCTGCTGGTAAGCAGGCATTTCAAGCATGGGTTACTAATATTATTCGTAATGAGGTTAATTCTTATGTTCGTCAGGTTATTGGTTTGGCTAATACTGGCGAGACTACTGCTGGTGGTCGTGTTAGAGTTCAATAGAAAGGAGGAGGTTTATGGCTGATTTGAGTAGTTTTACTCCTAATTATTTGTTTCCGTATCCTCTTCCGGGGGATAGTGTTGCGAATACGTATCGTCGTATTCAAGAGTTGGCTGAGCGTATTGAGGCTACATATACTATTTTAGGTATTAATTTGGATTCTACTGCTGCGCTTCTTCAGGTTGGGGATACTGCTGGTGGGGATCTTACGGGTACGTATCCTAATCCTATTATTCGTAATGATGCTATTACGACTGCTAAGATTCTTAATCGTCAGGTTACTGGTAATAAGATTGATGAAGAGACGGTTGATACTATTAATCTTGTTGATGATTCGGTGACTACGGATAAGTTGGCGATTGTTGCGCTTAAGGATGGTACTACTGCTGTTACGCAGGTTCAGTCGGATAATTCTACTAGGGTTGCTACTACTGCGTATGTTGATGCTTATGTTGCTGGTAGTGTTCCTGATGGCGCTATTGGTACTGCGGAGTTGGCTGATGGTGCTGTTACTAATGTTAAGGTTAATGCTGCGGCTGCTATTTCTTATTCTAAGTTGAATTTGGCGAATAGTATTGTTAATGCTGATGTTGCTGCTAGCGCGGCTATTTCGTATTCTAAGTTAAATCTTGCTAATAGTATTACTACTGCTGATTTGGCGTTTGATGTTGCTACGCAGTCAGAGTTAAATACTGCGGTTAGTAATGCTGCTAGTGCGTTGTCTAGTCACGAGTCTGATACTACGAGTATTCATGGTATTAGTGATACTGCTAATCTTGTGTATACTAATGATTCTCGTTTGACGGATTCTCGTACTCCTACTGGTGGTGCAGGTGGTGTGCTTAGCGGATCGTATCCTAATCCGGGTTTTGCTGTAGATATGGCTACGCAGTCGGAGTTAGATAATCATGCTTCTGATACTACTAGTGTGCATGGTATTGCTGATACTAGTGTTCTTGCAACTCAAACTGATGTTTCTACTGCGGTTAGCAATCATTCTTCGGATACGACGAACGTACATGGTATTACGGATACTACTAATATTGTGTATACGAATGATTCGCGTCTTTCTGATTCGCGTACGCCAAGTGGCGCTGCTGGCGGCGATTTGGCTGGATCGTATCCTAATCCTACGTTGGCTACGACGGGAACTGCGGGTACGTATACTAAGGTTACTACTGATTCTAAGGGGCGCGTGACTAGTGGTACTACGCTTAGCGAGTCTGATATTCCTAGTTTAAGTCCTAGTAAGATTACGGGTACTGCGGTTATTACTACTGATGCTCGTTTGTCTGATGCTCGTACTCCTACGGCTCATGCTACTACTCATAATCCGGGCCAGTCGGATGCGCTTGATTTGACGAAGATTGTTGGTATTGGTACTACGCTTCCGACGCTGCCTAATTCGTTGTATCCTGCTGGTGCTTTGTTTGGTGTTGGTACTGTTGCTCCGTATATGCTTTATCGAAGTACGGGTACTGCGTGGGACCAACTTGGTGGTGCTGGTGGCAGCGCTAGTGTTACGACTGATGATGTTGCGCCTACTAGCCCTGCTGATGGTGATTTGTGGTATGATTCTACTACTGGTAAGACGTTTGTGTGGTATGAGGATGGGTCTAGTAATCAGTGGGTTGAGGTTGGTACGAATGGTCAGTTAGTTATTCCGTTGCATGGTGCTGAGCATGTTCGTGGTGGTAATGATATTATTGATGGTGATCGACTTACTGTTGATTATGTGCCGTCAAGATATACTCGTAATAGTGCTGCTAGTGGTGCTGGTAATAACACCGATCTTACTGCACATTTAAGCGGAATTGATAATAACTTTGAAAAAATTCGCGTAGATACTAATGGTAGAATTACTTTGCCATATCAACCTCGTTTTTCAGTTACAAAAGAATCAGGATCAACCGTAGCAGCAGTAAATAAAGCAACTTTTAGTGATGTTAATATTAATATTGGTTCTTGTTGGAGCGCTGCAAATAATAGGTTTACGGCTCCTGTAAATGGAGACTATTATTTTGAATATCATTTAGTAAGCAATTTAAGTGGTAGTTTTACTATTGAATTTAGAAAAAATGGTACCGCTATGACATTAGGAACATTTCCTCGTGGATTTACTAATATTCAATATGGAACTTGTAGTGGTGCTGGCATTCTTACATTAAATGCAAATGATTATATTGAAATTTGGATTGCTGTAGGAACAATGCATACTAATCATTGTTCTTTTACTGGGTATCTTATAGGATAAAGGAGGAGTGAATGGCTATTAATTTTCCAAATTCGCCCTCCAACGGGCAAGAATACACAAGCGGAACAACCACATGGGTCTATGATGGTACCAAGTGGGCTTTAAAGTCCACTACAACTACTACTAACGATAGTATGCCCGTAGGATCTATTATGTGGTTTGCTGGTACGAGTACGCCTAACGGTTGGATTGCTGCTGACGGTAACGCAGTGTCTCGCACCACATATGCTACATTATTTGCAGTCATTGGCACTACATATGGTACTGGCAATGGTAGTACGACGTTTAATGTTCCTAATGTGTCTGCTACGACTGGTGCTTATTATATTAGGTTTACTACTAGTGTGGGTACTGTTACGACTACGGCTCTTTCTAGTGCGCCTGTTGGCACTATGATGGATTGGCCTACTACGTCATCTTATCCTACGGGTTGGCTTCGTGCTGATGGGACGAATGTTAGTCGTACTACGTATGCTGATTTGTTTAGTCTTATTGGTACTACGTATGGTACGGGTGATGGTTTGACTACGTTTACTCTGCCTAATCTTCCTGCTGCTGGTAGTGGTTCGCCTGTGAAAATTATTAAGGCTACTCTTAGTGGTATTACTGAGCCTAGTACGGTTGCTCATGCTGCAAGCCATCAGGCTGGTGGTAGTGATGTTATTAGTATTAGGCAGTCTCAAATTATGGATTTTGTTTTTACTAATGAGGCGGCTCGTGATGCTTCTATTACTAGTCCTGTTGAGGGTATGCGGGCTTATTTAACTTCTCCTACAAGTCCTGCTGCAACAGGTGGCACTACATTCACTCCGTCTGGTATCCAAACTATTTATAACGGTAATGTTTGGGTATGCGTTACGCCCATCGGGGCGTATACGGCCGATACGGGAACCCGTGCCAGCGCAAGCGCTGGAGCATTGACAGGCGGAGGAACTAATCCGACTGTCACGCTCGTAACTGGCACAACTGCGCTTATCCATATTGGCTGCAACTCATTCGGAACGTCAGGCAATAATGCCACGATGTCTTATGCAGTCAGCGGAGCATCGACTATCGCATCAAGCATTGACAATGCGATCGAGATGTATTACTCGGGCAATAGCGTTGGCAACGCTTGGGGCATTTCGCTCATTATGTCCGGCCTGACTGCTGGGACTAATACATTTACCCTTGAGTATTCGGCTAATACTGGAACAGCAAGTTTCCGACGCCGCCGTATCACCGTTCAGGGAATTGGATAAGGAGGTGTTTTATGAGTGTTCTTGGTCATGGTGTAGAATTATGTACTTATGCAACTAGGCCGTCAAATCCTCCTGTAGGAACTATTATTTACCAAACTGATACGAATGAGTATTTAAAGTACGTTGATAATCCTGATCTTTCTGGTAATAAATTGTGGATGCAGGTTGAGTCAAAATCTAATAGAAATAAGATCATTAATGGTAATATGACTATTGATCAGCGTAATAATGGTTCTACTGTTCAAAGTAATGGTTCTTTTCCTGTTGATAGGTTTCGTTATAATACTCCTGCTTCTTCTTGGACGGTTCAACTAAGTAGAAATCTTCTTTCTTCTCCTGTTACTGGTGCTATTAATACTTATGCTTTACGAGCATTTGTAAGCGGTTCTGGTACTCCAAGCGGCGCTACTGATGAGGTTATTATTCAACAGCGCATTGAGGGTTTAAATTTGCTTGATGCTGGTTTTGGTTTATTTGAAACAAAATATATGACCTTATCTTTCTGGGTTAATGCGTCTACTGGCGGGCCAACAAATAATCTTTATTCTGTTTCGTTTAGAAATAGTGCTACTAATCGTAGTTATGTTGCTACATATACTATTAATAATGCGTTTAGTTGGGAGTATAAAACTATTACTATTCCTGTTGATCTTTCTGGCACTTGGCTTAGGGATAATAATGTTGGTTTGAGTGTGGCTTGGAATCTTGGTGCTGGTTCTAGTAGGCTTACTACTGCTGGTTCTTGGCAGACGGGTAATTTTATTGGTACTAGTGGTACTCGTAATCTTATTCAAACTAATGGTGCTGAGTTTTTCTTAAGTAATGTTCAGTTAGAACTTGGTACTGCTGCTAGTGATTTTGAAGTAGAATCTTATAATACGCAATTAGATAAATGCCTTCGTTACTTTATGTCTTATGGTGGTACGGCTGCTTATGAGCGGGTAGGGTTTGGAAGTGCTATTTCTGCAACTAATGTGCTTGTTTATACGCCTTTTCCTGTTCCTATGCGCGCCGCTCCTAGCGCTGTTGCTAGTTCTGGTAATTTTAATATTTCTGATGGGGCCACTGGTTATATTGCTACTGGTGTTACCTTAAATACGAATCATAGCGCGCCTACATCTGGATGGAGCAATTGGACTGTAGCCTCTGGTTTAACGCAATACAGACCATATTCTATTGAAACAAATAATAGCACTACAGCAAGGTTTTCTTTTAGTGCTGAGTTGGCATAAGGAGGTGACTAGTGTCTGACGCAACAGGAGCAGTAACTACAAACTATAGTTTTAAAACTATTAGTGGAGAGGACACTGCGGGATATACTAGTATTAATGCGGTTATTACTAGCATTGATACACAATTAATGGATAAGGCTTTTAAGCCTGATATGATTGTTTTATACCAAGGCGCGTCTGCGCCTAGTGGGTGGCAGGATGTTGATGCGGCTGTTGTAAGCGCTGGTGGTCCTGCTAGTGGCACTGGGTATATTTGGATTAAAAAGACTTGATAAGGAGGTGACTGGGTGGCTGGAGAAGATATCGCAACTTATTCTGGTACTGCTGCGGCTGCCTTTGAAGCCGCTAAAGAACAAGCCGCGCGTCAAAGTAAAGCCTTGTTTAACCAGTATTATGGTAGTATTCCTAATTTTGATTCTAGTACGATGAGTAATATTTTTAATGCTCAGAGTGGTTTGGTGAATGAGGATGCTATTGCTGGTCTTACTAGTGGTATTACTATGACTGGTCGTGGTGTGATGGCTGATATTGCGCGTTCTGGGGCGTCTGAGGAGGCCGCTGCTGTGCAGGAATTACAGTCGCGTGGTTTTGGGGGTGAGATTGGTGGCGGCCTTATGGCGCAGCGTAGGGGCCTTGCAGAGACTATGACTGGTCAGCGCGCTGGTGCTGCTAGAAACGAGTTCCTTAGCGCGTTTGCTACTGGCTTGTCGCCTATTACTTCTAGTTGGGAAGAGATGCAGCAGGCTATGATTCAGGATCAGTATGATAAGAATCTTGTTGAGGCTATGGGGTTTGCTGCTGGTCGTGAGCCTACTACTGAGACTGCTGCGGCTACGCCTCCGGCTCTTGAGACGGGTAGTATTGTTGAGGCTCGTCAGCGCGACGAGTATACGAAGAAGGGCACTCCTAAGGGCGAGGGTATTCCTAAGCCGGGTCAGGAGAAGCCGGGTCAAGTGTTTAAGGGTACTGGTGGTGCTACTTGGGTTTATCGTCCTCAAGGGCCTAGTGGTGCTGGTTGGTATCGTAAATCCTAGTAAGGGGGTGATTGCGTATGGCTGAAGAGAATGATATGGGCTGGTTGAATGAGTATTTGCGTCCTAGTAGGCGCTCGTTTGAGCGTTTCTTGGGTGGACAGCAGAGGCAGTATAATCCTCTTATTAGGCTGTTGGGTCAGCAGTTGGGTGGTATGCGTCCGGGGCAGGATCCTATGGTTAAGGCGTATGATGAGATCCTTAAGGGTATGCGTACTGGTGAGCAGGTTAGTGAGCGTTTTGCTGGTTCTCGTGCTAATATTATGAAGTTGATTCAGGAGTCTCCGCTTGCTGCTGCTGGTGATCGTGCTGGTGCTCTTGTGAGTGCTGTTGGGGCGGCTATTGGGGCTGATCCTACTCAGACTGCTTTGACGAGTGAGTCGTCTAAGTCGCTTGCTCCTGATGCTACTCGTTTGGCGTTTCAGACTGGTGCTGAGTCGCGTTTGGCTGGTGCTGAGCAGGAGGCTCTTGCTGGTTTGGAGGAGCGTCGTCAGGGTGCTATTCTTGGGCGTGAGCAGGCGCGTGGTGATGCGCGTTCGCGTCGTATGGAGGTTGCTCGTTTGTTGGCTCAGACTCAGGGTCAGCGTCTTGCTGGTCGTATGAATCCTCTTGAGTTGGCGCAGATGGCTGGCGGTTTTCAGGATTGGATGCGTTCTCGTGGGGGTTATGGCGGGGGTTTTAGTCGAGCCTCTGGCGGACCTGAAACTGTCGAGGATCCCCCCGGAGGCGATTTAACGTGGTTTAGAACCGATGTTTATGGAAGACCTACTTTTATTAATCCTGCTCTTCCGGGAGGAACCGGTTCTTATAATATTTATGGCTCGTTACTCGGCGCAGGGGCTTCTCCTGAGGAAGCCAAAGAGGGCACTAGAGGTAGGTATAGAGGCGGCTTTGCTACTAATCGGTAGGAGAATATATGGCTATTAATTGGCAGACTATTTTAGAGGCTCCTAAAACTAAGGGCCAACTTTTAACTCGTAAACCTAGGCAGTATAAGCCGGGAGAAACGGTTATTTTTAATTATGCTAGTGGTAATCAAGTTTATTGGAATCCTATTGCTGGTAAATTCCAAAAGACTAGTGAGGTTAAGCAGCCTAAGTATACGTTTGCTGAGGCTATGAATCTGGCTCAGTATGGTTATACTGGTCTGTTTGGTCGTGGAGAAAAGAAGACGCTTGGTCTTCTTGGAGAGAATTATCAGCAGATTCAGGCTCTTGCTAATTATCGTGATGGTCTTGCTGTTCCTAAGTTTGCTTTAACTGGTAATGAGTCTCAACAAACACTTAATCGTATCGCTGCTGCTGATGCCATTGGTCAACGCCAATATAATAGTTACATTGATCTTTATCAGAAGTTTAATGAAAAGTACGGGGATAACGCTGAGGGTTATATTAGTCGTTATGGTGCTAAGCCTAGCGTAGACTCTAAGTATGGTATTCTCTTTAATCTTAACAATGCTGAGATTGTTAGCGATGATGTTAATGCTACGTATCAGAATAATCTTGCTAAGACCTTGATTAAGGCTGGTAAGGCTCTTACGGGTGAGAATACTACGGATCAGGATAAGGCTCTTGGCGTGTTTATGACGAGTCTTGGTATGGATTCGAAGATTACGTCTACTCGTGCTAAGGCTAATCGGGATAAGATTAAGGCTATGGAGGAGCAGTTGGGGCTTATTCAGGATTTGTATTCTCCTGAGGTTCAGCAGGCTCTTAGTGCGGCTAATGGTACGCAGATGCCTCAGCATACGTTTAGTAATACTATTACTGGTATTGTTGGTGCTGTTGCTGCTAGCG